CGGACGGGATCAGGAACTTGAAGGGAAGGCCGGGCCGCCGGTCGACGGTGCCGCGTGGGTTGATGACGACGTTTCGCGCTCGCTCCAGGGCGCTTTCATACTGCCGAAGATCGACACGGCCGCGCAGCTCGGGGTTGATCTCTCCGACGGTGAAATTAGTCTGGAGCTTGACGACGCGGCCCATCTCACAGACTCAGCCTGGCGGTAACCAGCGGATAATCAGCGATGAAAGAGGCCGGCTGTCCCTGGCCGTCGATCGATGCCGCCTGTCGGAAGAAGCCTCCCCTGCCGCCTTCCGCAGGGTTGCCGATAGCGATGCGTTCCCAATGTTGCGCCTTGGTGATCTGGTCGGTGATCGGCTCGGCCATATGCATGGCAACCATGTATTTGAGGAGCTGGATGAAATACGACGGCATCTCGGCCTCCAGGGGGATAAACTGGTAGTCGATGACGACGGTGGCGAAGTTGGTGACGAGGTCGTCACCGATCACATCCCAGCCGGAGGCAACGGATGCGATGCCCGTGGCGGTCGAGTTGAAAACGGCGCGGGGTACTCCGGTCAGGCTGTCGGACGGCATCGGGAAGGAATTCTGCCATTCGTTGACGGGATCGCCGACGCTCTCGAAGAGCTGCACCTTTTTCAAGGAGAAGCTCCACTTATACATGGCCAGGGTGATCGAGCGTATTTCCGGGTAGAGGGCCTCGCAGATGCCGGCACGGGTGGTGCCTTCGGCGAAGCTGCTGATCTCGCTCTCGCCTAGCAGAATCAGGGCGTGGGAGCATATCTTTACGTCTGTGTCGCCGGCCGCCATAGCACCTCCAGGGCCCGAGGGGCCATCTAATGTTGTGCCCGATCAGCCGGCCACCTAGAGGTTAAGCCCAGGGGGAGCCGAAGCCCCCCCCGGAACTCTGGTTAGGTTAGTCGGTATCGGTGCCGCCCAAGGTTGTCGCGTCGGTGACATCGATGATGCCGGCCGAGGTGACCTGGGTCACGATGTGCAGCCCGTAGGTGGCGGAGCCGGAGGCAACCGCGTGGATGAACATCAGGTCGCCGACCTTCATCAGATCACGCATTCCGGTATTCGTCGTTGTGCCGTTGTCGAAGTAACCGGCCGAATCGATGGTCGCAGCCGTATCGTCCGACTTATAGCTCCACATCTGCGGAGCGTTACCGGCCTTGGAGCCACCGCCGACGAGAGACAGGTTTTCAGTGTTGAATGCCATTTTCAGTCTCCCTATTCTCTCGTTGTGATCTTGACGATGCCTTCATCGTCAATGGCGACAGCGCCGGCGGAGAGCTTACCCGTAACGAGCCACGAGGTTTTCTCCGCGATGTAGTGGATTTCCGTTGACGCTGAGATGCTCTCGGCATAACCGAGTGCATTCTTGTGCCAAGCGAAAGTGCTTCGGTCACTCGAGCCGTCGATGGAAAGGCCGCCTTCGTCACGATCGCCCATCATAATAAATTTAAAGCCGAGGAACGTGTCTACGGCTCCATTTACTAAGCTCTTTACCGTGTTGTAGTCACTGCTGCTAATTTCTGTCTCGGACAGAAGGTTTGCAAGACCATCGGCAGACATCAGGAAATAACGGTCACCGGCGGGAACATTGTTCCCATCCATCAGCCGCTTGGCCTCCCTGATCTTCGCCACCGAAAGGTTGGTGTCGGTGCCGCCGATATCGTTGGAGACGGTGAGCGATGTCGAAGAAGCCGTCAAAGCATCGAGCTTGATCTGGTCGGCGCGGCGGCCGATGGCCCCCGAAACGACCTGAACCAGCTCTTGACGTTCCTCGTAGTTGACGTGGCTCTGGTCGAAAATATCCGTGTACTCGGGGGCCGCATAATCCGACAGGCTCGCCGAGACGTTGGTGTGAGCCACATTGAGGGGGGTGACGTCAGTTTGAGGTATCCGCAAACCGGCGACGCCCTTGCCGATCTTTGGGAATTGAACTGTCGACCCAACGACGCCCATTCGGGCCCGGCAGGTGCCAGCAAGCTGTTGCTGCGCCTGATAGGCCTGTTTCACTTCGGCGTCAAACAGGGTCACAAAGTTCGTGGATAGTGATACAGCCATTTCGGTTGCTCCACTGTAGGTTTGTGACAGGGCGCTACAGTTGTCAGGACTGACCTGGCTGCGGCTCGGGGAAAAAGCTCTCCGTTTCGCTGCGGGTTTTCCCCGCTACCAGACCGGCCCACCGAAATGGGTTATCGATCAACTTCCTTTTACACACAAAAGAGGGGCCCCGTCAAGAGACGAGGCCCCAGTTGTGGTGTTTAGACGCCAAGGGAGGTGGCCGATAAGGCCTGGCGCCGGCACCTGCGGAGAGATAGCTACATGACCGTCCTCTGGTCGGGCTCGGTCCCGAAAACGGCGGCGAAGGTCTTCTCGACCTTGGCCCGGTATGCCGGATCGGTCTGATATTTTGGGTCATGGACCATCTGATAGCATTCTTCCTTGGACGGCAGGGCCGCCGCATCGGGGCTTACGTTTACGGGGATGGTGGTGGTATCGTTGTAGAAACGGCGCATCGACATCATCGCCTTGACGCCGGCGGCGGTGCCGCCCCAGACCTTGAACTCCTCGAAGTCGTCCTCGCCCCAGTAGCCGCTTTTGACCAGGCGGCGGGCCCAGTCGATCTGATCGTCGATGATCTTGTCGGCCTGTGGCCCGAGCCGCTTCATCTCGGCATCACGATCAAAGACCACCTGCTGCTCCGTATCTTCGCCGTTCTGAAGAATCTGCTCGGCAAGCTGGTCGAAGTGCTCCTGGCTGATGCCGGCTTCCTTCGCCCAGGCGGTGTAGGTCTTCAGGACCGGATCGTCGTCCGGCACCTTGTGGTCTTTGGCGACCGTCAGGTCGTAATCGCCATCCGGTGCTTTGTGCTTGCCGGCGCGGAACTTGCCCTCGAGCTCGGTGTAGGACTTCGCCAGGCCTTCGACATCGACCTCGCCGTCCTTGACGAATTTGTCGGGCACTCCCTCGGGAACGGTCGCCGCGTCGTCCGGTTCCTTGGCGACATGATCGACCGTCGTTTCCTCGGGCGCCAACTCCTCGGACGCCGGTTCCTCCATCGGGGTGTCGTCGAGGAGGCTGGCGGCGGCGGGGGCCGGTTGAGGTTCTTCCTGTGTTTTTGCTTCCTCTGCCATTATTTGGCCTTATGCCTGAAGAAGAGCCCGCCAGGGCCGCCCCGGCGCGGCATTTCTTTTTTCTTCCTCGGCTTTGTCGCCTTCTTGGTTTCTGCCTTCGGTGGTTTGGTCATCTGTTTCTTCGCCATCATGTCCTCTCTTTCGCCCGGCTTTTCCGGGCCTTGAGTTCGCGGATCAGGGTGTTCTGGCCCTCGCGGAAAAACCCATAGTCGGTGGAGTAGCCGGGCGCCCAGCAAGGTTGGTTCATGTAGGCCCTCTCCAGATGCTTCATTACCTTCTCGCCGTCGTCGGTCGAGAAGAGCCTCGAGATCGCCTTGTCTATCTCGGCTTGCTCCGTTTCCAGATAAGCCGGCGCCTGGGGCGGCTCGGCCTCGACGCCGTCCCATCCCGGAGTGGAAATGCTGACGATATCGGCGTCGGCGCTCATTGGGCGGGTGCTCCCGGAGGCGGTGCGCCGGGATCGACCGGAACCGCCTGTTGCTGCGCCTGGGCCTCGAGGAATTGCTGACCTATCTGCTCGATCTCGAGGCGTTCCTCCTGGCTGGTTCTAAGGGTGACGGGGACGCCGAGCTGGTCGGCCACCCAGTCGGCGATGGCATCCATCTTCGCCGTCGCCAGGCCGACCGGGCCAAGCTGCGAGGCGATGCCGAGCCATTGGAGGACGCTTTGAACCTCGTCGAGGTTCTGGGCCTGGGCGAGGGGTGAAACGGGGACGATGCGGACCTCGAGGCCATCGACGCGAAGCGGCAGGTCGATCAGGCCCTCGTCGCCCATAATTTCCAAGACCAGGCGGACCAGGGGCACCATCGTTTCCGTTATCATCCTGCCATAGGCGGCTCCCATGTTGATGGCGAGCTCGCGCATCCGCTCGACAATTTCCGTTGCGCTCCTGGCCGACATATTGTCGGGCGGGAGGCTGTCGTCGAGGAGGGTCTTGCGTATCTGCATTCGGAGGTCGTTGATGACGAGCTGGGAAAGCTGGAGGTCGCCGGATCGCGGCAGCGGCTGAAGGCTTGGCCCTTGAGGCCCTCCGTTCCTGGCGACCGGGATCACCGCGCCGGGGACTATTCGGATCGTCTGCGGGTTGAGGACGCCGTCGTCGATAGCGGTGTAAACGCCGGCGATGTTGATGGAGGCATTCTTGAGCAGTAGCTCGATGGCCTTGTTCAGGGTCTTGATGTCGGCAAGGCAGGACAGCAGGGGGCCCCGGCCCCAGACCTCGCCGGCGATCTTCATAAACCGGCTGACAACCCAGGCCGACCGCTTGAGCTCGCGCTCGACGAGGATGTCGCCCTGGTCATCCGTTTGTTGCCGCCAGATGTAATATCGCCACTGCTTGTCGGCGACATCGTAGATCGTGGCTTCCCTGAGGTTGATCTGCTCCTGCGGCTTGTCCTCGAGCAGCCTCTTCAGTTCCTCGTTGAGGGTGGCGTCGGGCCAGGTGCGGGTGATGTTCTCGACCGGCATCTTGACCTTGCGATAAACATTCTGGACGCTGCCGTCAGGGCCTTCCTCGATGGCGATCAGGAAATTGGGGACGGCGGTGAACTTGATCTTGTTGTCGTCGTCTCCCTTTTGCACCATCATCGCCGCGGTGCCGACGCAGAGGTCCATCAGGAATTCGCCCATCGCCAGGTCGAAATTGGTCTGGTTCAGGATGGCGAAAAACCGCTCGGTGAAAAGTTGCAGGGCCTGGCGCACCTCGTCGTCGCGATCCTCGGGGATGTCGGTGCCCGGTTGCAGTACCATCCACTTCTTGTCGGGCGGAAAGAGGCCGCTCTGCATCCGGTTGGCAAAACGCTGAGTGGCGTGGACGGCGGTGGAGTCGAAGATGCGGACGCCCTTGTGCTGGCCACGGGTGCCGGCCTCCCAACTGCCGTCATAGAGGTTGCGCTGGGGGAGGGCGAACTCGTAGGCCTCGTCATAGAGGTTGCGCCAGGGTTCCTTCCTGTCCCAGGCGGCCGCCGACCGCTTGCGTAACTGCTCGGAAGTCAACGCCGCCATTTATTTTCCCCGTTTTTTCGGGTTCCGCTGGAAGCTCATGGCGCCCTCGGCGGACCAAGGGTGGTCTGCAAGCCGCCGGTCTGGACGCCGAGGGGCGATCCCGAGATCAGCGGCCGGGCCGACAGGCGGCGGGCGCGGGTTGCGGCCGCCAACTCCTCATCGGCCCTGCTCACCGGCCGTGGCGTCGGCTCGGGAGCCGGAGCCGGTCTGGGTGCGGGAGCGGGGGCTGATGGAGCGGAAAATAAACCTGCCATTTAAGCGTTCTCTCTATCGGGGTTGCGGACACCGGGTCCGAAGGTGGTGTCGAAGGGGATGCCCAGAGCTGGATCGAGCCGGGCCTGGAAGATGAGCTGGCGACTGCCGGCGCCGGACCTGGCGCGGCGACGTGCGGATATTTCCTGTTGGCGCTGCCGCTCCTGACGGTTGAGGCGGTCCTCCTGCTGCTGCTGCTTACGCAGAAGCTCGGGATCGGGGCCGGGCGGCGGCGGCGGCGCCTTGGGAGAGGAAAAAAGGCCGGCCATGTCGGCGGCCTAGAAGAACATCGAGCCGAGGAGAAAGGCGGCGAGCACCCATCCGCCCCAGGC